CATCGCACATATCCCAAGAGCCTACTACTCCTGGGGGTCTGATTCCGATTCGTTCACAAGCTCTCCAGATGTCGTAGAGTGTAGTTCGATATTTGGGGAACTTTCTACGTCTAGTACCCCCTCGACCTGAGCTAAAAAACGCTTCGTAGCCTCACTGATTTTGTCCTGGCTTAGCCCACAAGCCGAGATGACAGTGTTCACAAGAAGTCCAATCTCCATCTCACTAAAACCAGAGTCTTTGAGTTCTTGCTCGTATAGTCCCCAAGTTGATGGGTCATCCATACTAACATTTTCCCATTCAAGATCATCTGTAAATGAAAGTGAATTAAGGACCATCCAATGCATTTTTTTATTAGCCCAATCATTCATCTTCTTTTTGTAAGCAGGATTGTCACTATCCTCAACCCTGCGGCCGCCTGGCAAAATCTTTTCATAAGATGCAGGCTTTGGACACAGTGATAGAAAAACCTCATCATTTGTCACAGGACCGCACTTGAAAACGATGTCACCATCAGCTCTCGGAAAAACAATTGTCTCGGCTGCACGCTTGAATAGCTTCTTTCCCTTGATTCTCATTTTATCTCCCAGTTTTATAGAACCCTCCCACATCTGTGGGAGGTAGTGAAACCGCCCCATTAAGACAGGGCAGTACGGACAGCAGTTGCTTCAGTGACATTACACTTGCCACTAAAAGCCAAAGTACCTGCAGAAAGGTCGTGATCAATCTGCTCATAGCGGAAGTCAGGTAGAGTGATAACTTCCTTATCAGCAGGGGTACAGTCAGGAATGTATTCAATCTCGATATCAACTGAATACGGGCGGCATGGGTCTGCATCACTGGATGTCCAGGCAGCCGCTTCGCCACGTTGTTTCAAAGCATCTTCAGGAGTAGGCGTGGAACCGCTAACGGTTGAGCCACTTACATACTCCCAAATGGCATCAAAGCGCACCTCAACAGGAACTTGATCACCTTCACGAACTTCGTCGAGTACACCACGGTCGAGCGTGTACTGAATATTTCGACGTTCAGTGTAGGTAAGATTACCTTCACCGACTTTGATCTCTATCTCATTTGGAGTAGGGGTGTTACCATCTTTAATCTTGACGGTGGCTTGCTTAAAGTCGATCTGAGCCATATCACATCTCCTAAAGTGCCATTTTGTAATGGCCTTCTACACTAGCATGTAGAAGTTTTGTGTCTGGTGCCACTTGGCCATATCGCAGCACCTGTAATTTTTCTCTTACCTTGCGATTTTGCTGCAACTGGAAACAACCTAAAAGACTACCATCATCATCTAACCCTGTACCATACTTGTAGATCTTTATTGTTGTAAATGCAGCCGCTACCAGACCTATAGATGTCTCTAATCTATGATAATTAGTATCATCCATCGTTGATTGTACTAATATACTGACTTCCATAAAGAAATTGTAGTAGTCCTTATTCACTTCAATGATGTCCGGACCATCTACTCTTATCTCTATGAAATCCTTTACTGTACGAGTGTCACGATGTTGACCCTCTATGAAGAATGGCAAATTGATACTACTAAAATGCTTGTCAGTAGATGCTTTTATCCATCTTATCCAATTTGGATTAACTGTCACTTGGCATCCTCCTTATCAGGAGGTAGATTGCACGATCATCTTCATATGTTTCTGTTGTTACAACTATATATATGTCACCACTTATTTGTATATTGTCATCAGCATTAGGTATTATATCCACGTCAGCTTTGTCAAGTATTAAGAATCTACTTTGCTGATCATAGAAACCACCATATGTAAAATTCTTATTACCGGCAACATATGATAAGGAATACTTGAATTTTCTAGCTTCACTTATTGGCATTATGATAGCACGATCAATTGAATAAGTAGTATATGTCCTAGAAATTGCACCAGTTTCAACATTATGGGTATTGGTGAGTGGCCGGCGAACGGATATGGGCTGGCCCCATATCCGTTTTAGCCTGTAAAGCAACTTCTTAAGTTCTCTATAATTCAGTGTTGACACTGAAACTCCTAGGAGAACAGTACAGTACCCATGTCACCATCAAAGGTCTTAACACCAGCAAGCATATCCACAGTAACCAAGTGGCCTTGAGAGACACCCTGATACGTGATAGTCACACGAACAGAGTAACCCTTGTAATTGGCCACCGCTGCCAGCGCACCAGTACCCGGACGGGGCAGAGGCAGCGGGCGTGTAATCAAGCCCATGCAATTACGGTGGAAAGCGAACCCATAGTTACCTGCAGGACCAATACCAACCACAGCGTCATCTACGATTGCTGCATCCAAATTCCTGTTGGTGGAAAAACCAACCAGACCAGGAGTAGAAAGCGTCTCGTGTCGAACACCATACTTGTAGCCATCAACACCGAAGCTGACAAGTTGACCCTGGCGCGGGGCCACGGTAAAAGCATCAACAACGATATTCTTTGCATGTCCGGCAGCATACCCAGCAGCCAAATTGACAGCACCAGGAGCATAGATGGTGACAACAGCATTGTCTGCGACGGTACGCTGAAGACCAGGAGTGATAGCAAGCGCAGTCGGTATAGCACCACCCGTAGTACCAGTGATCATTTGCGGGGTGTCATCACCAGCGATAATGCACCATGTCCCATTTAAAATGGCAGCTGAAAATCCATCAACAGTCAGTGCGGTATCACCGGCGACATACCCAGAAGCATTGTTGATAGCACCAAGAACCAAGGTGTTACCGACAGACACTCGTGGGGCATTCTGGCTCATGAAGGTATTGAAGCCGTATTTACGGCCTAGGGAACCCTCACGAAGGGCAGTACCATTATCACCAACAGCGTCTGCAGCGGTGAACAAGTTGAGCCCTAGGAATGCGGCTTTCTGCCCAGGAGTAATGACCAGATTGCGTCCGTTGGTAGGAACCTTACGTTCATCAAACTGCTCACTCAGCTCCAGGATAGAATACTGATCGGGATCAACACCCAAACGGCCAGCGTTATTGTCCAGAAATTCGTACATCTGGTACAAAAGAATCTGGTCCATAGACTGTGAGATAGATTCGAGAGCAGGAACCAAGTACAGATCACGTAGTGATTGGAAGCCAAGAGCTTCTTCACCATCAGCGATCTTAAAAGAAGTATGCAGATGTTGGTCAAGCTTCACTGCTACGTTGGTGGCAGTTGCGTCTTGGATCGTAACATCGTCTGCATTCGTCTTGCGAATACCTACAAAACGACCCGGGCGGCGTGTGTTGACAGTATCACCGTAATTCGCAATAACATTCTGGAAATCGCGGTGAATAAGTTCACTCATCACGCACTGGGACTCAAGGACCATAAGAGATTCTTGCGCCCACAATTCCGGTACAAATGCGTCGAGATCATTAGCCATTGGTTTTTACCTCTAAGAAAGTGTGATCTTGCCTTCTTTTCTCAATCGACGGTACTTCTCAGGGTCATTCTTCAACAGATCAAGTATACTTGAACTCTTGTTGCTTGAGTGAGTATTTGCACCCAAGCCACTAGAGCCTTCACCCTTGAAGAGATTTCTGTGTTGGTCCATTTCCTTCATGCGCTTGATGGCGTCATCAACGGACAAATCCAACGTTACAGCATTTCCCTTTTCGTCATTGTCATAAAATTTAACCAGAGGTGTGTATTGACCCGTAGGCTTACCGTCCTCGCTAAGTACCTCGACCAATCGAGTATTTGGCCTGAGTATTGCAACCATGTGCTGAGGCGTCATCACCCCATACTCGACCGATTTTCCAGTAATAGCACCGGAGATTGTTGATTCAGTGAATTGATGCTTCCAGTGTTCTTGTTGTTTTAGTGCTTCTGAAAGTCTACTTTCATGCTCTTTTGCAAGCTTTTCTTTTTCACGCTTAGACAATTCTTCCTTCGTCATAAGCTGTGATTGTAGATGCTCGATACGCCCATCAAGCTCATCCCGCTCAGATTGCGTTAGGGCAGCTTTGCCCTTTAGAGCACCAAGCTCGTCAAGCAGCGACTCATTCGCCTTTTTATATTTGTTCTCACTCTTGCGACGTTCGTCAGCAAGATATTTGTTAAGATCCTCTTGAGTAAAGGTTGCTTTTGTATTTTCAACCTTCGTAGAATCAACGTTTTCATCAGCCATTGGTAACTCCTTATGAGATTCTCTCAAT